ACGGTAAGAGTCATCACATTCCCCTTGTAGATAAGTAAATAATAATGGACGCTAATATGCTAGTGGTCCACATAAGTATCCCTTTGCCTATATCTTTATGACCTCTATTTACATTGCCTGTATCTTCAAGATCCCCTATTTTACCTCTAAGGATATCTATGGTATCGGCGTTGGCTTTAAGAGTAGTTATGATCATATCAGGATTGTGCTCAGCTTGCCACATTTCAACCTTCCTGATACGGTAATCACCTTCGTCTATACGCTTACCGAAACGAGCTATAACCTGCTCATGGTTACTAACTCTTTCTTCTAACCTTATAACCTTTTCTAGCTTGCCTTCTATGCCGGATAACCGTTTTTCTATAGTCTCCAAAACTCTCCATAATCTCATGTTGTTGACATCATCAGTCACAATAATTACCCGGCATATTATATGAGTTAATGGTGTATTCTTTATAACCTTACTTTAGATTATAAAGAATAGCCCCTGTTACCAAGGGCTACTCCCTTACTTACTTCTTATCTTTAGGCATAACTTGGGACTTGGACTTGGACTTTTTAACTTCGCTTTCAAGTTCCTGGTCATCCTGCACCTTACCAAAAGAGAGTTTACCTTGCTCTTTCAGTTGAGATACATAAGCATCAAGGGCTTTACCCTCTTTGCTTACAAACTCCGACCAGTGCTTGTCGTCTACCACGTTAAAACCTGGAACGATTCGCACTGTAACCCGGTTGCCATTTTTACCAATGGTTTTCAGGTTATACTGTCGCTGACTGTTATTGATTACACCGGCCATGATATCAAATTCCTGTAGCGATTGCGAGTGAAAGCGGGTAATAGATGTTAAGACCCGCTAAACGGTTACGACCAGGAACAACAAACTCAAGGTTCTTTTGCTGTACTGGCATCATTTCCAACTCTACCGGGATTTCCAATTGCAGCTTGTCCGGGTTACGGTCATAGGCTACCATTGCATCTGTTGATAGGTTGGAGTTAAGGTCGGCTGAACATTCGTTAACTGGAATGATATCAGTCGCGTTGCTCAGGTATGGGCTGTTCTGCACCAAGTACATGAGGATTGTAGTATCGCTATTAGCACTACGAGGAGTAGAGCTAATATAAGACCACTTAGCAGGAGGTAGCATCAGCGTATTACCGCGCTCAACCATTTTGGTAGTCTCAAAGATGTCGGCGAACAAGTCGTTAACATCAAACAGGATTTCGTCTGGGGTTTTGCTTGCCCAATCCTTAGTTCCCCCAGCACCGTCAACAACGGCACCAGTTGGAATATTAGGGTGATCAAACAAACCCGGCAAACCGCTGGCGGCATCACCAAAGAACGCCACATCGTTAACCTTCTGCTCTACAGATCGCATAGCAGCGTTTGCACGACGTTGATCCAAAGCTGCACCAGTTAGCTGGGAAGCTTGGATCTCATCCAGGTTATAGCCGTAAGAGATACCTACAGACCGAACCGGAATGGTTGTTTCTTTACCGGCAACGTCTGCACGAGGCAAGTCGTCAGCATAGGCTTGGATAATCTTAGCCGCACCTACTTGATCATAAGTACGGTAAGTGATTGAAGTAACACCCGGACCACCTTCGTTGGAAACAGGGAAAAGGCTACGCGCCTGAAGTTCAGGGTACTGAACATCATAGCTACGTGCTTTAATGTGCTCCAACTGGCGCTGGAAGAAGAACGCGCCGTCAGCATCCAGGATACCGTTGCTAATAGCTTGACTAATAGCACCGTCAAGTGTGGTTTTGGTCGGCCCTTGTACAACGGCATAATGTGCGCCGTCAAACTGTACAATGGAGCCGTCACGGAGTTTCAACTGTTTCATTTAATTGCTCCTTATGCGCCAGCAGTTACGGCGGAAGTGTTAAGGCGAATTACAGCCAGTTCACCGGCTGAAGCGGTAGTTTCCCAAGTGGCACCATCAAGCTGAGTCTCGCTGGCACCAGCAGCGCCGGAGTCCAGAATACCAGTACCATCAGCATAATTAACAGCGTTACCGGGTACGCAACCAGTCGGGCAAACTGCCCAGATGTAACCTGCTCGCATGATACCGGCTGTTTCTTTTACATTCCAACGGATAGCACCAGCATCGCCGCCTTCTTTCTCTAGCGAGCGAACGGTAATACCCAGGAAGTTAGCACTGGTAGCCAGAACAACTTGCTTGTCCGGATCTGTGCCGCGTGTTACCGCAACACCAAAACCGATACCAGCAGCAGTTTCAACCGCGCGAGATACGATGTCATGGGGTGCTTGAGCGTAAATGAGACCAGCGTAAGCCTTGCCCTGACGAATGCTGTAAGTAGTTTGAGCAGCCATTATTTAGCACTCCCTTTCCAAAGATTACGGTTCCGCTCGAGCATCTTGTCACGAGCAATAATATGAACCGGGCGATTGTCTTCAACTTTGCCGTCTTTGGTTGTAACTTCCTGACGGAAAGCATTGTCTAGGTCGTTAGTACCTTGTACGGATTCGGCCAGGATATCAAAACGAGCTTGGATATAATCTGCAGAAACAGAATCCATCTGAACGTTTTCACATTTGGCGGCAACCACTTCCTTCATCAGGCTGTCGTTGTCTTTGCCTTCCCATTCAATTTCAGGAAGGATCTGGCGAACCTTATCTACCAGTTCAGTGCGCGCTGCAACCAGCTTGTCCAGGGCGTCAGCCGTTGGAACCTTGCTTGTTGCGTCGTCAAGTTTGGCTTTCAAAGAATCTTCGGTTTTCTCAGCCGCTTTTTTGGCTGCTTCCGCTTCATCTTCTTTAGCTTTCTTCTCTTTCTCAATTTCTTCGGCTGACATTTCAGCATCCGACAAGCGAGTGTGCAGTTTACCAACCGCTTGAGCCGCCTGATCGGATACTTCGTAGTCAACCCCATCAATGGTAATTTTAGCCATTTTGGGTATGTCTCCTAGGTTAGGAAGTTGGTCGGCTACTCTACAATCTCTTCCAGCGCGACCACGCTCTACAATAGCAATGTGATTGCCTTTTATATTCCTCTGAACGGCATCATATTGTTCACCGTCCTGAGAAACACCGGGAGTCCAGTCTATATCCGCTGTATAGCCGTTGGACAATTCTACTTTGCCGCTCTCTACATCTTCTATAGCTTTAGCGTCAATAATAAATAAGTCTGTTTTTGAAAAGGAACCATCGCGCGTAACGGCTGGTCCAGCATGGCCAACCGAGTATTCTTTAGCGTTAGTGGAATCAACAAGCACAGGGGGATGACCGTTAGTCATAGGCTTGTTACTGAATGAGCTTAAAGATAAGTCTGAGAACACTTCTTCCTCAGGCCGATATACCCTAATAATATCATCGGGTTTGGCGTCAGTTATACCCATCTCAAAAGCTAGATACTCTTGTATACCAATGCGAGATATCCTTGCTGGTACAACAAGAAATCCTTCATCGGTATACTTACGTTCTGAGTTTATATCTAGTCTGTCTTTGAGAAACATCTCTTACCGCCTTCTGGGTTTAAAACATTATAAATTCTAAAGACTAAAATGCAAACCAACTAAGGAATTCTATTTTGAAACCTGTATTAAGATTCTACTCTACCTCCTCCTGCGTCAAACGAGACATCACATATAATAGTAGGAGATCCTGTTGTCTTGAATCTATATAAACCAGATCCCGCCGACTCTACTATATCAAAAGCATTCTCAGAATAACTTTTAACCGTTAGGTAAGTGTCTCCTACCTTCCTTTGTAACTCAACAGAAGCTCCTGCCCATTCTCCTCCTATTGTTACTTGCATCAACCCTCCTAATGTAAGAATATTAAAAGAGGATATACCTTCGTCATTGATATCTGTTATTAAACTCATTAATAAGCTCCTTGGTCTGTTTGAGGTATGCTTATCAGCCCTAGCGCCGCAATGTGATCCTGAGCTGACTCCAGCCTGTCACCCAGTATCACCGCGATAACGTCAGGGCTTGCAATGCCGCCGTTTATCTGCAATAGCGCTTGAGCTCGTGTGGCGGCTGCCAAGTCCATGTCGGGCGCGTGGTCAAGGGCTTGTAATGGCTGGCCTGCTATCTGTGCGAATATTGGCTTGGCGACGGTTGAGCAGACTGCGTACAGGTTTCCCTGTGCGTCTTGGTACGATGCAGTGGTGAATGTCTGGACGTCTGCGCTGGACTCGCCTAAGGCCAAGGCCAGTTGGTTGGCGTCTGGGATGTGGGCGAGTGGGGTGGCTATGGTGGCTCGATGGGTGTATTGCGTCATATCAGTAGCCTCCGGTTACTGTGACTGTCCAGCCGCGTGAGCGTAGGGTGTCAATAGCCGGTTGCCCTGTGCCTACCGAGGGGGCTGATCCGCCTGATTGGTCAAATACTCTTGTGCCTGAATCAATACCTGAAGTTACTAGTGATACTAGAATATTATCTATTGATTCTTGTACTAGGTTAGTATTAGTGAAAGCGAGTGTAAAATTACCACCTTTAATATTATCAAAAGCATTAGCTGGAAAATCAGTTAATGAAGTACAATTACGCCATGCTGCATAAAAACTAGTACCACTAGATGTATCAATTAATGGAAATTCAGTAATTTCTGAACGATCTCTCCAATAATCATTAAAACTAGTAACCTCACTGTAATCAACTCCAGCACCATTCTCAATGAAGTATTCTTCAGTATTACTCTTTTCAATGTTAGTCATCGCACTGTTAAGAAATACAACTCCATTAATAGCATTACCAGGAAAGTATACACCTCCAATCTCATATTCTCCGACAGGAATATCAACTCCATAGCTAACTGTACCTTCGTCAGTAGCTAAAACCATCGTGCCATTCCAGCCACCTGTAGGCACTGTTATAATCAGCGCGTCGTCTACTTTGTCTAAAGATAACCTATTAGGCGAGACATTGAAAGTAGGTCTTGCTGCACTAATAGTTTGTATTGCAGGAATACTTTCAATCTTACGAGCAGAAATGTATT